ACTTAAATATATTTCTAGGTCACGCAAATGTCGGTAAAACTTCTATAGTTTTATTTCTTATGTTATGTTACAGTATAAAGCATAAATCTAAATGGCTGATTTACTCTTCAGAAAACGAGCCTTACGAATTAATAAGAAAGTTATTAGAATACTTAATTGAAGAGCCTATAAATAAAATTATACCTGAAGAGTTTAACAAAGGTACTGACTTTATAAGAAAACACTTTAAATTTATTTCTAATAAAAACTTATATAACTATCAAGAATTAATAGAAGTAGCCGAAAAAGCTAAAATTGGTTTTAAATATAACGGTTTTTTAGTTGATCCTTATAATTCTTTAGCGAAAGAAAGAAGTTTAGCTAAACAGTTAGGCGTTCACGAATACGACTATGAAGTTTTATCTACGTTTAGAATGTTTTGTCAAAAAAACAATGTTTCTTTATGGCTTTGCGCTCACGCTAATACTGAAGCGTTAAGAAGATTATATAAAAATCCTCATCCTTACGAAGGTTATCCTATGGTATGCGAATCTAGTTCAATTGAAGGAGGCGGAAAATTTTTAAATAGATGTGATTCTTTTGTTTCAATACATAGATTTATTCAGCATCCTACGGAATTTATGTATAGTTTTTTACATATCAAAAAAATTAAATCTATAGAAACTGGCGGTAGATGTACTAGTCTAGATATGCCAGTCAAATTACGCGCACTTATTAACAATGTAGGCTATTCTATTAACGACGAAAGTATTGTAAAACTTTTGAAAAAACAAAACGCTCCGTTTTAAATTATTTATATTTCTGCGATGTCGATACTTACGCAGCTCTATAAAAAACATAATAATTGGCTTGAAATTACTCAAACTTTCGGAGTCAATCCTGATACTGCTCAAGATATTGTTTCTGAATTATATATAAAAATAGACGCTTATGTTAAACTTAAAGGCGATAAATCTATTATGTATAACGATAAAGAAATTAATTATTTTTTTATTTACGTTACTATTCGAAATTTAATTTTTGATCTAAAACGTAAAGAGAAAAAAGTTAAAGCTGTTTCGCTTGAGACGTTAAAACCTGAAGAACACAAATACGTTAGAGAATACAAAGAAGACTTAGAAACTAAATATATTGACGATGAAATTAAACTCTCTGTAATTACGGATTGGTACGAAAACGATAAATATCTAAATATGTTAAATGATTCTAATTTGCTAGACAGTTTTTCTCAAGATAAAATGAAAGTATATTATTTAAGATTAGTTTTTAAAGAAATATTTTTAGAAAAAAATTCAGTTAGTAGTTTGTCTAGAAATACTAAAATTACTTATTGGAGTTTACGAAACACTATTAAAAACATTAAAAAACAAATAAAACTTGATTATGAAAATAGGAAATCTTTTAGAGACTGTATTTAAATATACTGGCGTTAAATGGCTAGTAAAAAAAATAGTAATTGATTTATTAGGTTACGAATCTTGCGGTTGTGAAGAAAGAAAGAAAACATTGAATAATATTAAAATATTTAGAAAAAATGACAAAGAAGACGTTAAATAAAACAGACTATAAATATTGGACTAAATTTAGATCAAGTATAAAAGATACTATAAATAAAGCTGAATTGAATAAAATTTCTCAAATACATAGTAGAATATTTAATCATAAATTTTACGTTCCTTGTACTTGCAATCCTAAAACTATTCAAAAATGGATTACTGACATAAACGAAATATATTCATAATGGACTTAGAAAAAACGCATCAATTTGAAAAAGCTGTTGTATATATATTAAACTTAGACGGCTGGAACTTGAAACATACAGGTATTGGATCTGAACGCTACGACGCTAGAGGCTTTACGCCTAAAAACTTTCCTTGTTTATTAGAAATGAAATTTAGAAATAAGTATTATGAAGATAAAATGATCGAGAAAAAAAAATACGATGCTTTAATGAATTTAGCTCAAGATAATGTTATACTTTATTTCGTCGCTGATCCTAAAGGAAATTATTTATTTTGGCTGAATGATTTAATTTTGCCAAATATTAGTATTGTAAACTGTTCCAAAACTACATATTGGAATTCAGAAAACGAAACTAAAGAAGTTTATTATTTGCCAGAAAGTAAAGCAACTGTTGTTAGTTATAATTCAGACGATCCAAACGTCGGACCCTGGTATGAATATTTTAAAAATATAAAAAATAAATAGTTATCTGTATTTATTAACATAAATTTCGTATATTGTAAAAACGATATATGAATATACTAGACGAAATACAAAGCAACGTATTAGACATTGAAGAGTTTTCTTACTTTAATGACTTTGAATTATTATCTAGTATTTTATTAGCTTGGAAAAAAAAAGCTGATTATACAAAAATATCAGAAAAAAATCGAATTGAATTAGATCATAGTATTAACGCTCTTACTAAAATAGGTATATATGTTTCTACTATGCAAAATCGACAACGAACTTATAACATACAGTTATCTAGATTTCGACTTACTAAACTAGAAGCCGAAAAAAAATTAGAAGATTTAAAACAAGAAATTACTGATTCTAAAATTAAAATATAATGAACACTTACGAAATTGAATATTGGTATTTGAGTTATCCTGAAGAGTCTTACGACTATAGTATAATAAAAATTGACGCTAGTAATAGAGACGAAGCTATAAGTAAAGCACAAAAAGAAGCGCCTACATACGCTAAAAAATTTACAATATTAAATGTATACTGATGAATATAAAACTATTAGATAATAATTACTATAAAGTTTCTGAGCTTCTTAAAAAAATGCAAGAAGATGAATTTTATTACGGCGATCTTAATAAACTAGCTTTATCTAGTTCTACTTTAAAACTGTTATTAGACAGTCCTAAAACTTATTACTATGTTACTAAATACGGTCAAAATAGTTCTACAGCTGCTTTAACAGCCGGTCATTTATTTCATCTTGCAATATTAGAACCAGAAAAATATTCTGAATTAAAATTTATTGAGGTGCAAAGTAAAAACACTAAAAAATTTAAAGAAGCTAAAGCTGAATTTGGCGAAGTGTATACTGCTAAAGAAAGAGACGATAATAATAGATTAATAGATGCTTTTTTTAAAAATCCTAAAGCTATAGATTTATTAACTGATTGTCAAACTGAAGTTCCTGGAATAGTAGATATTTTTGATAAACCATTCAGAGCTAAAGCTGACATACTAAAAAACAAAGGCGGCATTGTAGATATTAAAACTACAGTAGACGTTCAGAATTTTAACAAGTCAGCATATAGATATAAATATTATTTACAAGTCGCTATATATTGTGAGGCTTTTAACTGTAGTTATAAAGATTTTACTTTTTTATGTATCGACAAGGCAAATCTAGATATAGGAGTTTTTAAAGTATCTGAAGAGTTTTACGAATACGGACTTAAAGAACTTAAAAGAGGTATTGAATTATACGATACTTATATTAGAGACGATTTTGATATAAACGATTACACTATAAACGGTATATTATAATGCAAAAAGAAGCTCAAATATATAGAACTGTTGAACACTTAGTTAGAGGTCAAATAAGTAGATCAATGTCTAAGAATTTTAATTTAGACTACGTTTTTACTAATTACAGTAGATTACTTAATAGAAGATTAGGCTTACATAAAATTAATAAAAAGCAAAAATGATAAAAGATATAGTAGATTATAAAGAAATAGTATATGCTAATCTAATAGTAAAACATAAAAAAAATTTAATAGAATTAAAAAAAGTTGTGTATAAAAATGAAGGCGATAATATGTATAAAAGACTTCATAATCTAAAACAATATAAAATTAAAGAACCTGTTGAAATTGTAGGAATAAAAGTTATATCTAGATTAGGTTTTGAACACAAAAATACTGGTTATACGACTGGCGTAAGAAATGAAGAAAAAAGAAATAACATAACAGGTGCCTATGAATAGTATAAAGCTTAATAAAATATACGTTGAAGATAACTTGAAAACAATGTCTAGACTAGAAGATAAATCTATCGACTATATTCTTACTAGTCCACCTTATAATATTTCAGCTGCTAAGTCAGGCGTAGGCGTAAAAAATAAAACTGATAAATATAAAGACTTTAAAGATAATGTAACTCAAGATAGTTATTTTGATTCTCAAAAAACTCTTATAGAAGAAATGCTAAGAATAACTAAAAATCATATATTCTATAATATACAAATGCTATCAGGAAATAAAGTTGCTTTACATAAACTAATAGGCTATTTTGCTTCATACATTAAAGAAGTCATAATTTGGTCTAAACGAGGCCAGCCGGCTATAAGTGAATGTGTATTTAATTCTGAATTTGAATATATAATTATATTTTCTAATAACGATCCACATAAAAGATATTTTAACGACGCTAAATTTAACAGAGGTACACAATCTAACGTTTTTAAAATAAAAAACTCACATAGTAATCCATTCGCTAATATTCATAAAGCTATAATGCCTCTAGATATACCTAGATATTTTATGATTAATTTCGGTAAAGAAAACGATATTTGGTATGATCCGTATATAGGAACAGGTACTACAGCCGTAGCCGCAATAGAAGAAAAAAAACGTTGGCTTGGTTCTGAAATTTCTCAAGAATATACAGACGTAGCAAATAAAAGACTAGTTAAGTATCAAACACAAACTAATTTATTTTAAAATTTATATATATGACTATTAAACCTAATGCTTTTGAAAACGAAATATTTGAAGCTTATAGAAAAAAAGCTAAAAAAATAGATAAAGCTGTAAAGCTTCTTAAAAATAACGGTTACTATGTTTCTAAGCCTAAAACATAAATATGAATAAATATCTAAACTATTTAAATAATAATTATTTTAGAGAAATAAATTATATATATATTACAGATGAAACAAAAAAAAAGCACAAATTCACAAAGAATAACACAACTAGAAAAAGCAGTCGTAAACCTACATAGTCTTATTCTAAATTATAATAATATGATTGTTGAGTTATACGAAGAAAAAAATAATAATAATGAATATACACAAAATAATAAAAAAGACTCTGACGAATCCACAAATCAAACGAGTAGCTGATCTAGTCATTGAAAATACAAATACTGATATTTTTATAAAATCTAGAGAAAGATCAGTTATAGACGCTAGAAGCTTATTTGATTATTTAATGAGAGTAGAATATCAACAGACTTACGCAAATATACAAAACTACTATTTCAGCAAAAAAAGAAAATGTACTCACGCAACTATTATACATAGCGTTAAAAACTTTCAAGACGTAGTATATAGAAATCCTCATTACTTAGATATAATAGATGTTATACAAATACAAGAAGTTTCACCTAAACAGCTAAACAACTTAATAATATTAATTAGCAAAATAAAAACTAAAAAAGAATTATATAAAATTAGAGACTTTGCAAAAGACGTATTAAAACAATCTTAGCAAAAATTTAAAATATACGTTATATAAATAATGAATGACAAAACTGACACTAAAAAAAAGATGCTTGAAGCTTTACAATTTAATTTAGGAATTGTATCTCATAGTTGCTCAACTTGTAATATTAGCCGACAAACTCATTATCAATGGCTAAAGAATGACGAAGATTATAAACAAGAAGTTGAAGCAATAACTGAAAGCGCAATTGATTTTGTCGAGTCAAAACTTTATGAGCGTATTAAAGCTAACGATACCGCTTCTATAATTTTCTTCTTAAAGACTAGAGCTAAGAGTCGAGGTTATCAAGAAAGAACTGAACTTGTAATGCCAGAAACAAGAAAGTTTGAAATAGAAGTTTTAGGCTCAGAAAATGAAGATACAAACTAATATAGTATATAACCACTTAGACCGAAATAAACACAAAATAAAAATATTTCAAGGTGGTACTAGATCAGGTAAAACATATAATATAATATTATGGTTGATCTTTGGCTATGCTATGAGACATAGTGGTAAAACTATAACAATTTTTAGAGCTACATATCCGGCTTTAAGAGCTACAGTAATGAGAGACTTCTTTAGTATCTTAGAAAGCTTTAATTTATACGAAGATAGCGATCACAACAAAAGCAATAGCGAATATAAGCTTAACGGTAATTTATTTGAATTTGTAAGTATTGATCAACCTAGTAGATTAAAAGGTCGTAAAAGAGATATAGCGTTTTTAAACGAAGCTAACGAATGTAGTTATGAATCTTATAATCAAATTTTATTTAGAACTTTAGAAAACTTAATATTAGATTATAATCCGTCAGACGAATATTCTTGGATCTATAGTAAAGTTAAAACTAGAGACGATGCTTTTTTTAATATAACAACTTACAAAGACAATAGGTTTTTAAGCAAAGACATAGTTAAAGAAATAGAAAGACTTAAAGATACTGATATTGATTATTGGCGAGTATACGGATTAGGTCAAGTAGGTAGAAACAGAGCTACTATATTTAATTACATAGAGCTTCAAAAGATACCTGAAGAAGCTGAGTTTATAGCCGGCGGATTAGACTGGGGATTTGTCAATGATCCTAGCTGCTTAATTTTTGTTTATGTCTTAAATGATAATTTGTATTTAGATGAAATGTTTTATCAGTATGGTATGACAAATAGAGATATTCATAATAAATTAATTGAACTGCAACTTACTAGACAAACTGAGATTTTTGCCGATTCAAGCGAACCGAAATCTGTAGACGAATTGCATCGTTTTGGCTGGAACGTTAAAAGCGCAAAGAAAGGCAAAGACTCTATTAATATGGGAATTGATTTATTAAAAAGATATAAATTACATATAACTTCTAGAAGTATAAATACTTTAAAAGAGTTTAAAAACTACAAATGGCAAGAAGATAAAAACGGTACGCTTTTAAATATTCCAATACAAAAGAACGACCATTCAATCGACTCGACTAGATACGCAATTATTAAAAAGCTTACTAGGCCTAGAGTAGCTAAATATGCCATAAGATAGTTATTAACCATTTGTTAATATCATTTATATTTTGTATATTTGATATATGAAAACACACACTAAAAATTTATTAAGACAAATACTCTTATTAGAAGAGTTTGAAAGAAAACAGCTTATGAGCTGTATTGTCGCTTCTTTGCTTAACGATTTAAGTAATGAAGAAGCTAGAGAAACTTACGATTCAATTATGGAACAAATGATAAAATATTAATTATGAGAAAATTTAATAAGTATAAGCAAAATTTAAAACTAGTAAATATTGACGGCTCTGACTATATTAAGAGCTATAGTACTTTAGTCGCTAAGATCGATTACTCAAAACTCGAAGCTACTCAGTTAGGCTATTGGTCTATGACTACTCAAAAGCATATAAATTATGCTTCAAATGAATTAGGATTAACTTTAAACAGAAACGGAAACTAAAAAATAAAAATATGAAACTAAGAGAAAATATGACTACTTACGAAAAATTATTAGAGAAAGCTGAATTTGATGTAACATTTTATCAAAGAGAGGTAAACGAAGCTGATAATAAACTTTACTTAGCTCGATTGGCTTTAGAGTCTTTAAGACTAAGAGAGTTTGAAATAAATGAAGCTGACACTTTAAGAATATCTAAAATCAGTTAAAAATAAATTTTAATTTAATAAATTAGAGAGCCTAGCAGCTCTCTTTTTTTTTGCACAAAAGAATAAATTTAACGTTATATATATAAGATGAAGAAAAAAATAGAAGTAACTGTTCCTAAAGATTTATACAGTATACCATTAAAACACTATCAACAGTTTTTAAAAGAGTTTGAAAACATAGAAGAAATTACAGATCATACTTCTTCTTTAAAAATGCTGGAAATATTTTGTGGCTTACCTATTAAAGACGGTATGAACGTTAAAATGTCAGACGTTGATTTAATAGTAAATAAATTAAATGTAGTTTTAAATCAAAAGCCTAGTTTAATAAGAAAATTCAAATTAGGAAATCTAGAATTTGGTTTTATACCAGAATTAAGAGACTTAACTTTTGGCGAGTTTATAGACGTAGAAAATAATATAACAGACTGGAATACGATACATAAAGCTATGGCTGTATTATACAGACCTATTAAACAAAAGTTTAAAGATAAATACACAATCGAAGATTACGACGGTACTCACTACGCTGAAATAATGCGAGATATGCCTTCTAGTGTAGCTTTAAGTTGTATACTTTTTTTTTACACTTTAGAGACGGAGTTATTAAAGGTTACTCTAAACTATTCGTTAAAGAAGAAAGCCAAACTAGAGAAGAAAGTTTCGGAGCAAATGAAGATTTTAGAGTAAAATACGGTTGGTATAATAGCTTATATAAATTAAGTAATGGTGATGTAACTAAAATTGAAGAAGTAAGTAAGCAAAATTTACACCACTGTTTAACAATGTTACAATATAAAAAAGAATTAGACGAAGCTGAAGCTAGTCATATAAAAAGTAAATTTAAAAAGAATGAGTAATACACATACCGGAGCCACTGCTTTTTTTACAATGCTAGATACTCTAAAAAAAAACTTACTTGAAGATGTGAGTATAAATACTTGTACTTACGGTGACTTAGCTCAAATAGATTTATCTAAACAAACTATTTTTCCTTTAGCTCATTTAGTACCGAATAACGCTAATATAGATGACGTAGGTCAAACTATAAGTTTTAATGTTACTGTAATACTAATGGACATAGTAGACATTTCTAAAGATAAAAAAACTGATATATTTTACGGTATTACAAATGAACAATATATTTTGAATACAATGTTAGCAGTCGGCAATAAATTATTTAAACGTTTTAAGTCTGGCGATCTAAGACTAGAAGGCTATCAATGTGAAGGAAATATGACTTGCGAACCGTTTTATCAAAGATTTGAAAATCAATTGGCTGGTTGGGCTTGTACGTTTGATATACAATTTGTAAATAATATAAATATATGCTAAGTCCAGATGTACAAAAAGAACTACAGGCTTACGCTTTAAATGTAATATCTAAAGCCAAAGCTAATATAGGGCCTAGCAAATTAGCTGATTCTTTAAACTATCAAATTTACGATCAACCTGACTGGGGCGGCGTTTTATATTTTACTGCTCTAGATTATGGTAAATTTAGAGATCAAGGAGTTCAAGGTAAAGATCCTAACGCTTTGCCAGGGCCTAAAACTAATAAAGACGGTAAGCAACTCAAAGGCGCTAAATGGTACGGAATACAAAAAGCACCGGCAAGTCCTTATAAGTTCGGTAGCGGTCTCGGTAAGCCTGGTTTAAGAACTGCTATAGATCGATGGACTATAACTAAAGGAATTCCAGGTATTAGAGATGAAAAAGGTAGATTTATTCCTAGAAAGTCTTTAGTAAGATTAATGTCAAGAAGTATATACTTATCAGGATTATCGCCTACATATTTTTTTACAGACGCTCAAGAAATCTATAATAGACAAATAACTAAGAAAATAAAAAATTCATACTTAACAGATTTAAGATTAAAATTATTAGAAACTTTTGATCCTCTTAAATCAAACGCCGCTTATACTAGATTTAGTACAAGTAGAAGACCTAAATTATAATTATGCCGTATACTAAAATACTTTCTAGAAGTCCTTATATATTATCAACTGGTGAATTAACAGATTTATCTTATTCTATACTAGTATTAACTTTAAATGGCGCTTCTTCGCCTACTTTTACAATTACTAAAAATGCTTATCAATTTAAAGACTCTAGTAATGTAGACAAAGGATTTAACAGTTTTGATATATCTGACTTATTAAGAGATTATGTCGAAACTACATATAACGGCACTTTACCAACTTTACCGGCTTTAGCTCAATTTACATATAACTTATTAAATTTTTCTACTACAGCTCAATTACCTGCTCAACAAACTGGTACTGTAAGAGTACTAGACGGTTATACAGAATTTCAGAACGGTTTAAATTACTCTTTACCTGTAAATCAAGTTATGTTAAGTTGTTCAGAATTATGGATGCCTATAGGCGCTGAGACGTCAATATATTTTAACGATGCAAATAACGATATTCAAGAATTTAAAGTTTCAAACGTAGATACAAAAGTAGACGTAAACGGAACTGATATTAGAATAAATAGAATACAAGAATGTAAAT